TGCCGCCCGCAGTCGGAATGACCACCAGCGGATTGCCGGTGCTGTTCTGGAAATAGCCGTAGATCGCGGTGATCGCGGCCTGTTGATAGGGGCGCAAGGTCAGCATGCAGAGGCCTCCGGAGTGCGGGCGTCGTTTGTCCAAGTGGAGCCATCGGGCATGCGGTAGGTGACGACATCGTCGCCCGCATCGATGACCTCGCCCGGAACGAGATCGGGGATGAAGAGATGGCGGATGCAGGCCGCACGCTGTTCAGGCGGCGCGAGCATCCGGTCGTGACGGACGCAATGCCACCCGCCGTCCACGGCGGTGGAATGCAGGCACGACCGACAGGTCACGGCCGCCCCGCCACCATCGTGGCAGACGCCATGGTGATCGCAGAACCGGCATTCGAACCAGGCCGGGTCCTCGCTGATCCGCGCCGGGGGGTGCTGGGCGAAGATGACCCGACCGGCTTTCTCGAGCAGGCGTTCTGCCATCGCGCCGTCGGCCTCGATGCGCTCGATATGCAGAGCATCGGTGTCCTTGCAGACGGCGACATAGAAGGCGCGCGCAATGCCCGTCAGGTGCATGTAGATCTGCATCTGCGCGGCATGCTGGGGCTTCGACAGCACCACCCCTTTGGCAGTCAGATCCGCAAAGCTCTTGGCGGAGTGCGTCTTGAACTCCAGCACATGCCAGGTTTTCGGGGCCTCGAGGAGGCCAATGGCGACCCCATCGAGCGAGCCTCCGAAATGCCCGCCGTGGGCATCGACGCGAAACTGGCGGCCAGTATCGGGATCGACTTCGAGGACAGTGGCACCAGTGGCGCGCAGGTTGCGGACCAGTCGGTCCTCTTCCATCTGCCCGGTCTCAAAGAGGCGCAGCAGGCGGCCGGAATGATGGGATGGCGTCACCCAGCGGAAATCATACCAGAGCGCCCGGGCGCAGGATTTGCCGATGATCGACGCGCCAAGGTGATCGCGAAAGCCATCTCCCTGGCGGGCCTCGTAATCGGCATGGATCGCCGTCAGCGTTGGCGTCGGTGCAGGAGGAAGATCCGCCATCACAGACCCTCCCGTTCGCTGCGGGCCTGTGCCTCGGCCAGAATGCCGTTCCAGGTTTCAGGGTCGTGCCGTGCGCGCAAAACGTCGATCAGGGCGTCCTTCAGCTTCTCGCGGCGGCGGCGACCTGTCCCCTTGGCAAGCAATTCGGCGCGCTCGCGGCTGAGATGGCGCAGGGCGGTGCGCGCGCGGTGGAACCAGTCCGGGTCGATGGGCTTGAGGCCCCGCTGACGCGCCAGATCGGCAGTCGCAATCTGGGTCCGGATCTTGGCAATGGCATCGTCGAGTTCGATCAACCGGCGCGGGTCATCAGGCAAGCCGGGGTTGATCACGGCCACGGGGGCCGCGTTGGTCAGATCGGTCATGGGAGTTTCCTCAGATGGGGTTGAGCACCGCCCCGTCCGTCAGGAGGACAGGGCGGCGCGGCAGATCAGCCCTTCTTGTTCCAGGGAGCGGAGGCCATCTTGACGGGCGCAGCGGTCTGTATGGCGGGCGACGCTGCGGGGGTTGCAGCAGGCTTTGCGACGCGCACCGCGGCTGCCCCACGTTCAGGCGGCAGATAGGCGATGGCATTGCTCTCGCCGTAGCCATTCTTTGGCGGCTTGATCTTCACCTGGATCGTCATCGGGATCAGGTGCAGTTCCTCGCTGTCGCTGACATGCATCTTGCCCGTCGCATGGCAGATGGCCGACAGCGTCCGCTGCGCGATTTCCACGGTGGTCGGGTTCGGGTTCACCAGGTTCAGCTGATCGAAAATCTTCCGGCCCTTGTGTTCCCCCTCGAGGATATCAAGCATCAGCCAGAGAAACTGGCCCATGCCGTTGCGGGTCACGCGCATCTCGCTTTCGACGATCTGGGCGCGGTACTTGCCAGCGGGCAAAAGCTCGTAGGGAGTGGTGGGTTCGACGCTGGTCGCGTCAAAGGACGTATCAAAACGTGCCATGGTCTTATCCTTTCAGGGCTTAAGCGGATTGCGGCATGGCTGCGAGGAACTCCGACCACGAGAGCGGCAGGGTGTCCGGCAGGCCGTAACGGTTCTTGGCGAGGAAGGCGGGGCGCTCTTCGGTGTGCATGGCGCGCGCACCTGACCCGAGCGCCCGGGTCACCTTCTTGTTGAAGCCGACATCGGATTTCGCGACCGAGATCTGGTAATTGGCGAAGAGCACCACATCGGAATGTTCCTGCAGCAGCGCCGAGGCGCGGGTTTGCAGCTTGATGACATACCGGTCGTAGGGCTCGTGCTCGGGGCTGTCGAAACGCTTGATGTCGGTATGGGCAATCTGGATGATCACCATGCCCTTGCGGTCCCGCAGCGCGTTCAGCTTGTCGAGATATTCCCGCCAGACAGTAACAGCCTCGGCATAGCCCTTGCCGAAGCCGGGCGTTTCAATCGACTGCCAGCCGTTGCGCTTGCACGCCTCGGCCCAGATCAGCGGCTCCAGCCAGTCGACGCTGTCGATGACAACAGTCCCGAAATCGTGGTCCTCATCCAGCAGTGCGTCGAGCGCCTCCGCCACCTCGGCATAACTGGTTGCCAGCGGAAAATGCGGAACCTGCAGCTTGCCAAGCCCATCCTCGGTCATGATGAACACGGGTCGGTCGGCATCGGCCGCAAAGGTGGATTTGCCGACCCCGGCCACGCCGTGGATCAGGATGCGCGGCGGCGTCAGCGCCGAGGTCGTGCGCAGGGATGCGAGAGAAATGGCCATCAGCGCACCTCCTCGCCCAGCACCAGGCGGAACTTGGGCTTACCGGTTCGCACCGTCCGTGCGGGTTCAAATCCCTTGCGCCAGGATTCCGGCAGCGCCGTGTATTTGCGTTCGGACACCTTCAGCGTGGTTTCGATGAACTCGGCCGGGTCTTCGCCCGCCGAGGCGATGTTTTCGGCGATCTGGGCGAGTTTCGCCTGATCCCATTCGATCCGCTTCACCAGGTCGGCGATCACTATGACGCCGCCGTCCTCAAAGCGGATCGTTCCGGTGTCCTTGCCGGCCTCAAAGCGGCATTCTGCAGCACGGTCAGCGTATTTCAGGGAGATGGCACCATCGAGCCAATCAGAGACCGTTTTGGCTTGGGTGAGCTGCTGATCGGCCGCGTCTTTGAGCATTGCCAGTTGATCCGCCGGCAGCGCTGCGATCTGGCCTACCGGCATGCGATGGATGTCCGCGAGGGTGATATGGTTAGAGATTGTCATGTCGTCTCCCCTCACGCCGACATCGGGCGATGGGGCTCGTGGTCCGAGCCGCGGATCTGCTCGACCTCGAATGCCTCGACGTCTTCGAGCCGGTAGATGACCCGGCCACCGAGTTTGATGAATTTCGGGCCTTCGCCCGTCCACCGCCAACGCTCCAGCGTGCGGTGCGAAATGTTCCAGCGAGCCGCCAGCTCGATCTGGGACAGGTGTCTTAGCGCAATGTGAACCTCCTTCGGATTTGTGCGAACACTTGCGGGATCAACATGGCCGACTGGGTGGGAGGCATCGTGGAGGCAGGCGGGAGGCAAACCGGGAGTTTGGGAAGATCACTGCCCGACAATGCGAAAAGGCCGCCCAGAAGGACGGCCTTTCACTGGAATCAAGATGGCCGGATCAGGGTTCGATCCAGCAATTCCCGTCATCGAACTTGATGAAGTGCTGCCAGTCGTTGCGCCGACCGAACGCCTTTTTCAGAGTGTTGACCTGGTCGCCGTAGCCAACCTCCACCAGCAGGGTCGTGACGCGCAGGACAGGCGATTTCGACCAGTAGGCGGCAAACAGAAGCTGAAGGAGCTGGCGCTGCTTGTCCCCGCCAAAAATCAGCGTTTCGCCCCTATGCCAGACGAACCCGCAATCCTCAGAATGGTCGATCGGAAACTCGTGCTGCGCCTGACCCGGGAAAACCCTCGAACCGAGGGCCTGCGGCGAGATCGCGAGCTTGCCCGGGGCGCCGAACACATCCGCTACGCCGACGACGACGTTTCGCTTCTGGGTGTTGATCAGAATACGATCGCCCGGCGTCGATGTCAGGATGACACGGACCTCCTCTGGCGGCCTGCGCACGAGCAGTCCATCGAGCTGTGCCCATACCGCAGGGTCGCCGAGCCGCCGCGCAAACCAGACCGGCACGGGGGCCTTCGTTCCGGAAAGCTTGATGGTGCCAACGTCCAAGACAAGATCGGCGATCAAAGGCGCCGGGCTCGGTGGCCCCGCCCGCTCGAACGCGACCAGCATCCTGGCAAGCGCCAACCCGTAGTCGACCTTGCACGCCGCGATCTCCTGATTGTCGACTTTGATCCAGCGGCCCGTGCTGTTGTGATAGCCAAATGACTTTTGCTCGGGCGACCAGATGGCCTCGATCGGTTCATCTTCGTAATCGTCCATTGCAGCGACGACCGGGACATGCCCGTTCGCCACCAGCAGCTTGGCCTCGAGCAGCATGTCGGTCGCGCGGCGCGAAACCTGGTGCAGCGTCGATGCCTGCAGAGACGGGCTGCGGGCTTCCATGGCCCGCAGCAGGAGGTCGATCGTCCGCTTACTCAAGGACGTCGCCTTGGTCATTGTCGTCTTTCAGGATGCCCCAGAGGCGCAGGTACTTCTCACCGATCAGACGCTCATGCGGAGTCACATCCTTGAGGTTGCAGCCATGCGGCATCGTGACGGTGAGCGTCAGGGATTTGCCGCGACCGTCTTCCGGTCCTGGATAGAACTTGATCGTGAATCGGGCCCGCGTGATGATCCAGCCTGGTGCCGACATCCGACTGACAGTTTCGTGCGCGCTCGAAAGTTTGGGATAGCCACCCGCCAAAAAGAAGTCGTCGCCCAGTTCCCAGATGTTTCTCTTCGCCCCAGACATTGCTTCCAGCGTGACCCTTTCCTCGGGTGCTGACAAATCCATATAGCGCAATTCCTTGACCGTTACGCTGGCGATCCCATCAATAGGGTCGGTCGGGAAGTCGAAGGTGTTCCGCGACATCGCACTTGAAGGGTCAGCGACATCGCAGATGACGAGTTGGGGGAAGCGGAGGTCGGGCGTAGAGCGGGACCTGATGCCAGCGCGACGGACCCTGGAGCGCCGGATGCGGCTGTGGAGCGCCGTGCACGGGGAGGAGCGAGAGGTGATCTTCCGCCAGAACCACCCGCCGGGACGACAGGGCATGTCCGATTTCTTCGACGCGCGCGACCTGGCGGTGACTATCGCCGGGCTGCCGCTCGCGCACCTGATCTACCATTTCACCCTGGTCTATTCGGGCTGGGAGCACGGTGAGGTGGTCCTCGGCGGCGAGAGCTTCGCCGCCCTGTCGGCCGGACTCCAGAACGCCCTCTGGCAGCTCGGCGGCGTCCCGGACGAGCACCGCACCGACAGCCTCGCCGCCGCTTTCGCCAATCTCGAACGTGACGCTCGCGAGGACACGCGCGTGCGCTACGAGGCCCTGTGCGCCGACTACGGCATGGAGCCGACGCGCAACAAT